GAGATAGAGTTCAGATTAAAGAAATGAAATTAGAGAGTGAAGTAACAAGTGTATTTTGTAGAAACTATGACGCATTCCAGACAGATAAAAGGTTCATTGTAAATCAGGGTGGATCACGATCCTCAAAGACATGGAGTATCGCACAGTTATTTTTGAAGTTACTTCTGACTGAGAAGAATTGTTTATTAACAGTATGCAGAAAAACCCTTCCAGCTCTTAAAGCGTCTGCTATGAGGGACTTCTTTACTATAATGGAACAGACCGGAGTATATAAACAGGAAAACCACAATAGGACAGAAAATACTTATAAGTTCAAGAGTAATGAAATAGAGTTTATATCAGTAGACGAGCCACAGAAAATTAGGGGTAGGAAAAGAGATCATTTATGGATCAACGAAGCAAACGAATTGACCTACGAGGATTTTAGACAGTTGAACATCAGAACTACAGGTAAAGTTTTAATGGACTATAACCCTTCCGATGAGTTCCATTGGATATACGACAACATATTAACAAGAGATGACACAATATTTATACAATCTACATATAGAGATAACCCGTTTCTTGAGCAATCTATTATCAAAGAGATTGAGTTACTGCAACAAACTGATCCTAACTACTGGCGTATCTATGGACTGGGGGAAAAGGGAATATCTGAAACAACCATCATTACCCATTGGAAACTTGCCGAGGAATGGCCTGAATTTGACGAAGTAATATACGGATTAGACTTCGGGTTCAACAATCCGACAGCGTTGGTAAGAGTGGGTATTAAAGACAGAGCGTATTATTTAGAGGAGATGTTATATGAATCTCACTTAACAAACTCGCAACTTATAGATAAATTAAAAGAGTATAATTTACAAAATGAATATATATATGCTGATAGTGCCGAACCGCAGAGAATCGAGGAAATAAAACAGGCAGGATTTAATGTTTACCCAGCAGATAAAGATGTAAAGAAAGGATTAGACGAAATGAGAACACACGAATTATTTATAAACAAGAACTCGGTAAATCTTTTGAAAGAGATTAAATCGTACAAATGGAAGGTCAAAGACGATAAACCAATAGATGAACCAGTTAAAATGAACGACCATATTATAGATGGCTCAAGATATGCGATTCATACTCATAGTATGGTTGATGAGCCAGACATTCATTTTGTCTAGGGTATTGACAAATGTTATATAAGATGTTATAAGGAGAAAGATGCCGAATCAATTACATGAGATAAGATGTGAACAATGTGGCACGCTACTTTGCAAGGAAGATATAGAAATAGGCGAAATCGAGGTAAAGTGTTATCGCTGTAACCACTTTAACCGCCTAGAGTTTGAAAGTAAGATTGTAGAAAGCCTATTTACCGCAGCGTTAGCTTAATAAAAACAAGATCCATAAAGAGATCCGTTTAGTCGCCAGACGACATATAAACGGATTTTTTTGTAGGAGAAAAAATGAAACTATTTACCAAGGGAATGGTCGAGGAAATCGAAGAAAAGGGCGTTAAATCCAAAGTATTCGTGGCCTCTGATGAAGTAGAAGATAGGCAAGGTGAAGTAATCGTACAAGACGGTTGGGATCTAACCAATTTCAAACAAAACCCTGTTATTCAATGGGCGCATAACCCTGAAGAACCAGCCATAGCAACTGCTGAGCGGGTAGGGTTTAGGAATATAAACGGCAAGAAGAAACTGGTATATGAGCCGAAGTTCCATCGTAAAACCCCGATGTCAAACTATATCGCTGATTTAGTAGATGCAGGGATTATCAGGGCATCTAGTGTAGGGTTCAAACCTGTCGAGATGGAAGAAAACCGTTATACCAAAGCCGAGTTGTTGGAGATATCATTTGTGAATGTACCTGCAAACCAAAACGCGCTTGCCCTCGGTCTATCAAAGGGATATGACCAAAAGACTATTAAGGCAGTCATGCCTGATGTTGAGATCGAAGAAATCAAAGACAAATCGGTAATAGCTTATAAGAAATATCCTCTCTCGACTTCGGAAACTTGGGACGGCCCTGCAGTCATAGCTGATGCCTCGGTGGAAGATCTCGCTAAGATATGTGCGTGGTACGACAGCGAAAAGCCAGAAGTAAAGTCATCATATAAACTACCCCACCACGAGATATCGGGATATAAGACTAACCTACGAGGTGTGATGGCAGCGATGGGTGCCTTGATGGGTGCGAGGGGCGGTGTAGATGTTCCTGAAGCTGACAGAGAGGGAATATATAACCATCTAGCCAAGCACTATGCTGACTTCGATAAAGAAGCCCCGACATTCAAGACAGTAGACGAGCTAACCGATAAGTATGTTGAGGGTAAAGGTGCTGAAGATAGGATTGTCGAACTCACCAAGACAGTCAATACATTCATAGAGGAAACCAGAAAATCCAACGAGGAAAAAGCAGTTATTGCCGAACAGAATACTGACAGTTTTCAGAAGGAGATAGTTAAAAGGTTTGAAGATATAGAGTTTAACATTCAAGGTCTTACCGAGGGAATAAAGCCATCGGAAAAGGGACTTGAGCAACGCCTACTGGATATGGAAACAAGCGTTGAACAAATAGCAAAGGATATAAGAACATATCTAACCTCCCAACCCGAACAGGGGAAAGGGGTTGTTGGTCGAGAACCTGTGAAGGCGGAGAAATCCACAGAGATTACCCGTCACACAGCTATAAAGGCACTCAACAAAGTAGTTGAGGTATTAAATAAAACGAAGTAGGTAAAATGGGAAGAATAAAAGATCTTAGAGAAAAAGTTAAGTCGGGTGAAGCTACCGAAGAAGAGAAGGTAGAACTAACCGAACTTGAAGAGGAAGCGAAAGTAGAAGAAGAGGAAGTCACCGATGAAGAGAAATCTATCGAAGCCGTTGCCGAAAAGCTCATGAAGATCATGGAAGCCAAGCAAGTTAAAGCCGAGAAGATTGTTGAAGAGAAAAAGGCTGAGAAGGAAGAAGGATTCGATGCCGAGTATAAAGCTATGAATGACGATCAGAAGATTGTTTCGTTCATTAAAGCATTGAGAGATAGTGACTATGCAAAACTAAAGGTAATGTCCGCTGGAACGAGTGCTGATGGCGGATACCTTGTGCCGACAATTCTCTATCAGAAGATTGTTGAAGAGCAAGTCGATCTACAGCAAATCTCTAGCAGAGCGTATGTTATCAATGATTGTCCTGCATCACTCAACATTGACCAGTTGGTAGGCAGACCAAAGTCAAGCTGGACAGCAGAGAAAGCGATCAAAGATACTACGACTGCAACATTTGCACAGATTACTCTTACACCTTACACAGTGGCCTGTATTGTTGTTCTTACCAATAAACTCGAAGAGGACGCAGAAGTTGTTGCGCCTATCTCACAATACATCACGCAGAAAATGGCTGAGTCTATTACTGCTGAAATTGAGAGAACCTTCGCAGTTGGTGCTGGTACGACACAACCAACCGGTATCAATGCTTATGCGGCGACAGTACACAGAATCATTGCTACACCAGCTAATGTATTGGCTGCAGACTCGCTTATCGAAGCAGTCTACAGTTTAGGTCAGAAGTATCTTGCTAACGCAGTTTGGTTGATGAACTCAATCACACTTCGAAAAGCAATGCAGTTAAAGGATAGCCAAAATAGGTATCTCTTTATTGCAGATCCGACTGGTAAAACCCCTGGAACTATCTTGGGTTATCCAGTAGTTAGAGTAGATGCACTTCCAGCCGCTAATGTCTGGTTCGGTGATCTAAAAGGTTACTGGATTGGCTACAGAGGTGGAATTTCAGTTGCAAAATCAACCGATGCTTCAATCTCAATGGGTACAGACTCGATCAATCTGTTCGAGCGTAACATGTTCGCCATCAGAGTTGAGCGAAGAGTTGATGGAGAGTTAGCAGACCTAGACTCAATGGCTGTCATCACTGGCACCAATTAGTCATCTGTTAAACTGGGGGTCACTCCCCAGTTAAGAGGTGAATAATGCAAAAGATTAAAATATTAAAAGACTGCAAGGGCTACAAGCAAGACGACATAGTCACAGTAAATGCAAACGAAGCTCATTCGTTGATAGATTGCGGTTGTGCCAAGTTATACAAGATTCAAGAAGCCGTATATGAAGATAAGATGATGAAACCGAGGAGGAAATATGCCTCTCGTTAGTTATGCGCTTTGTTCCCTTGATTCATTAAAAGAGGTTCTCGGCATTACTGACAACTCGCAAGATACATTATTGACTAACATTATTAACCGCTCTACCGATACTATCGAAAGCTACTGCAACAATAGAAGATTCAAGTCGACTGTTTATACGAATGAAGAATATGATGGGACGGGAACTAGATATATAAACGCTAGGCAATATCCTATAACAGCAGTAACTGCTTATGAGGAGAATGACGGATCAGTAGGAACGACAGATTGGAATGCATTACAGAGCGATTATGTAAAGTATATCGAAGATGGACATGGCCCTGGACAGTTTTACCACGAGGGCGGATTTGAGAGAGGGCCAAAGAATTATCGTTTTACCTATACAGCAGGATATGCCACGATACCGTATGATCTTGAGGAAGCATGTCTTGAACTATCTGTCTGGTTTTATAAACAGCGACAGAGCATGGGAATGAAGTCTGAAACACTGGGAGAATATTCGTATACGAAAGAGTCATTTACTGGAAACCCAATAGAAAACTTGGGATTAGATATGATCCTTGAAAAATACAGAATGCCGGTAATATAAGGAGAAAATGCAATACTTTCTCGACAGAACCATTACATTAAGGCGATTAAGGGCAATAGATTCTAACCGATCTGTCTATTCGGCAACAGGTACAGCAGACGGTTATCCTGCCTGTCAGCAAGAACCTTCCCCTGCTAAACAACAAATGTATCAAGGTCAGATAGGTAATTTGTGGGAATGTTATGTTGAAGAATATTGTCCTGCACTTGAAGGAGATCAAGTGGTGATAGCAAGCAAGATATATTCAGTACAGGATATGAAGGTAATGGATTTTGGTTCGCAACACTATAAAAGATTAACAATCGTAAAATCAGGCAACAATGGAGATTAAAATTGCGATAAAGAACCTACCTCAAGTTCAAGCGGCACTGGCTAGAAGTCCACAGATTGTGAGTAAGCACATTAACAAAGCGATCAATAGATCAATAATGGATATAAGAAACGCCTCTGTTGATGAAACGCCCGTTGATACCGGTAGATTAAGGGGCAGTTACGAAACTAAGTTCGGTAACTTGAGGGGTGAGATAGGCCCAACCGCTAAGTATGCGATATATGTTCACGAAGGTCATAGACAACAAGTAGGTAGATATGTACCAGCAATCGAGAGAAGGTTGGTACAACCTTATGTCAAAGGAAACCCATTCTTTAAGCGGGCGATAGACAGTGTAAATAGAAAAATAAACGATAACTTTGGTGAAGGTTTAAAAGACGCTTTAAATGAAATAGCAAGGGCAGTATGACAAATATAAATGGATTAAAATCAGTAATAATGCAGAGGATATCAACCGAGGTATCTACGGTTCAAGATGTCAGCGATTATGAAAAAATAGTATTTAAGGGGTTCCCTGCGGTTACAGTTACAACTACCGACAATGAGAATGAGTTTTGGTCTGTAGCACAGAATCAAAGAGCTTTTAACTTCGATATAGATGTTTATATACAAATATCAAAAAGCACTCAAAGTGTCGATGACAATGCCCGTCAGAGTGCCGAAAGAATAATGGGCAATGTGGTATCGGATATCATAGATGCTTTCGATACTTTTATAGAGTTTGGTGGTAACGCTGACTTCTTGAGAGCAGCCCCGTCAAACTGGGATTATGTAGAAAGTGCTGAAGGTTTCTATCGACACGCAAAAATAAAATTACAGGTCGTGCAATTATTCACGACATAGAAAGGAAATAATATGAGTTACATTTCAAAATCAATAAAATCATATTACGCAGGTTTCCTTGATGGTGAAGGATGCGTTTATATAACTAATAAATCTGCGACATCAAAATCCAATCCATTACAGTTAGAAGTTGTAATATCTATAGCACAGAATACCAAGGGAGTGTTAGAAAGAGGACAAAAGATATGGGGTGGTTCAATTTATCTAGAACCAAATAGCCGTGTTTATCGATGGGTATTACAGGGTAAAAAATGTGAAATGTTTTGTAAGGACATTATAGAATATACATTTGTAAAGAAAAAACATCTAAAAATTGCATTAGAATTCAGAAAAACCAAAATATATGCAGGGAAGTCGATACCAAAGATAGTTTATGGTTTAAGATTTGAATTAAAAAAACAATTAAGTAATCTCAATTCCAATTCAGGATTTGGGTTAAAGCCTGTTTATACAGGAAGGAGTTAGAATGTGCGCATATTATGTAGGCCGCCGAGGATCGCTCGGAGTGGCAAGAGAAACAACAAGGGGTACAGCAGTCGCACCAACTTATTCAATTCCCTATAACTCGATAGGGTTTGATGACAAGGCGGTTGTAATAGATTCAGAGGGTGCGTTCGGGCAGATAGCAGACAGTTATGAAAGTTATGTAGTCAAGAAGTATGGTGAGGGTGATGTAGAGTTTGACCTCGATGACAAGGCAATAGGAACGATCCTATGCGGTGTCGCAGGTGCGGCCCCATCGTCTAGTGCAGGGCCAACCAACTATGTTCACACTTATACACTAGCGAACACTAACCAGCACAGTTCGCTATCGTTACTGGTACAAGATCCCAACCTATCGAGAATGTTTAGATTGGCGATGATAGATAAGTTCTCAATTAAGGTTGACCCCGAAAGTATAGCAAAATGTACAGTAGGGTTTAGAAGTGCGGCAGGACAGGACTGGGCGACAGTTGCACCAGTCTATTCGGCACTAGGGAATAAGTTTATCCACACGATGCTGTCGTTCAAGATAGCGACAGATATAGCAGGACTGGCGGCAGCCACCCCACTTAATCTCAATAGTTTGGAGTTCAATGTATCTAAGAATATAGAGGACTTCCAAGATTTAGGAACAGCAACACCGTCAGATATATTGAACAAGCAACTACAGGTAGATGGTAGTTTTGAGATAGGATTTAATGATGCAACATATAGAAACTATATGCTCACGCCATCAACCAAAGCCATAGAGATTAAACTAAGTTATGGCACGAACAACTATCTGACCTTCCAGCTACCTAAAGTCAGGTTTGCTAGTTGGGAACCAAACAAAGGTCTTGATGATATTGCTTCAGAGAAGATCGAGTTCAAAGGATTGTATGATGTAGTCAATACCGCAAATGTCATATCAACTCTGACACTGGCCAACCAAGTGACATCTTATTAGGAGGAACAATGAAAATAGATATTTCCAAGAAAGTTGACTTATCATATCTAGGCGAAGCGTGGAAAGAGTGTTATTTAGAGTTCCGTATGCCATCGTTCAAGGATATTCAAGGACTACCTACCGATACAGATGGAGATACTAAGGAAACCATCGAAAAGGGCTTCAGCACGATTAAGGGATTGTTTGTGGGTGGAAAAGCAGTATCAGGCGGAAATGTGGTAGAGGTCACGGCAGACGATCTGACGGACTTTCCGCTGGATATAGTAAACAAGTGCTTTCAGATCATCACAGGAGAACCAGACCCAAAAGCATAGAGGAGCTTCATTCATTGATAGTAAATGGGACAGCAGGAAAAGCTCCGCCAGAATACATAGAGCATCTTTATAGGAAAGAATACGGACTGACGACATACGAGTTCCTGGCGGAGCCGATAGATAGAATAAGAATGTTTGGCAAGATCAAAGAGTTTGAAGGAAAGCGAGAGGAAATCGAGCAAAATAAAATGAAAAGGACAAGATAGATGGCGAATTTCGACTTAAAAGCAGTAATATCGGCAGATGATAATGCAAGTGGCACTATTAAGTCTTTTAGTAGTCATTTACAAACCCTAGAAAAGCAAGCAGGTGAAGTTAGTTCTAAATTCAATGATTTAGCTGGTCATCTGAAAACTGGTTTTACCAATGCTTTGAAAGTGGCTGGTGTAGCGGCGACGGGACTAACGGCAATGCTTTATTCATCTGTCAAATCGGCTGAAGATGCTGAGTTTGCCAACAAGAAAATGACAGAGATGCTTAAGAACTCTGGCAAAGTGACCAATGAACAAATTGAAGATTTGCGTAAATATGCCGAAACTATGCAGTTCAAACTGGGTATAGATGACGAGAATATCAAGCAAGGTATTGCAATGCTTGGTACTTTCAAGTTGCAGGGAGAAACTATTAAAAAAACAATCCCCATTTTAGGAGCTTTAGCAAATGCGTATAAGAAATCTACTGGAGAGGCTGTAAGTTTGCAGGAATGGGCGATCAAAATTGGTAAAGCAGAAGCATTACCAGAACTGGCTGGAATGTTACGGCGCATTGGAATAGTTTTTGATGATAATCAATTAAAGATGCTTAAAATGGCCAGTGAAGAAGAGAGAGTCGAAATTATAACCAAAGAACTAACAACCGAGTTTGGCAATGGTACATGGACTACTGAAACTTTCGGGGGCAAGATAGTAGTTCTTGGTTTAATGTTTGACGAAATGAAAGAGAAGATTGGTAATGCCCTACTACAAGGATTAACGCCTTTAATTAGCAAGTTTCAAGAATGGGTATCATCTGACCAAGCTCAAGCCAAGATTCAACAGTTAGCCGATGACATAGGCCAAATGACTGTCAAGGCAGTGGAATGGATCACGAATGTAGCGGTTCCATGGATACAGCAACATTGGCCTGCAATTAAGGAAGCGATAAAATCCACCACCGCCAAGATAGGTGAATTTATTGGCAAAGTGATGGAGTTTGTAGAGAAGCACCCACGGTTTACAGGTGCAATTACGGCCATTGCTGCATCTCTAGCGGTTCTTAGCTATTTTCAAATACCGCAAACTATTGGTGCAATCGCTAGCCTTATAGGAACACTAGGACTCATCCCTACTATGATTATTATAGGTATCGCCTTTGATGCTGGTATGATCTCTAAAATTGTTGGACAGGTTAGGGAGTTGAATAAAATCATGGAAGGCATGCCTAGGGAAGTCAAAATAAGGATATGGGCCGACTTTGCCTATGACCTGACAAAAATGTTGATGGTGCCTGGGTATTTTATTAAAAAGGTCATCAATGCTTTGCAAGGTAAAGCAAGCGGTGGGCCAGTTGCAAGTGGTACACCATATATTGTTGGGGAGGCAGGGCCAGAAATATTTGTACCTTCTGTATCAGGTCGTATAGTACCTAACAATCAAATATCCAACTCAGTGTCGATCACATTTACTGGTAATATAACCAATACTTCCAATGCCTCGCTTGATGCAATAGGTCAGAGGATAGGCCGACAAATTCAACTAGCCCAACAGGGGATATAATGGAACTTAAATTAAATAGTTTAAATCTCAATACAGGGTGGTATAAAACCGAGGGGATTCAGTTTGACTCGTCACCACCAATAGAATTTACCGATTTATCCTTTGCATCAGCAGACGGAGCGAAGTTTGTTACCTCGAAATTCACACCTAAAACTTTGACTATAACAGGCAGAATAACCCACAACACAGTAGCAGGACTTGAA